ACGCTACCTCTGTTAGTGCTTTACCTATTGCTTCAGAGCCAGTTTGAGCGATCTTCAACAATCCAGATACCATTCCAGATAGGGTTTTTACCAAAGCTTCTCCTACGGCTGAAATGACTTTAAAAAGACTATCAAATAACAGCTTCCCAATTATTTTGAAAGCTTCAACAATAGAAGCCCATACCCATGAAGCAAATGCTTTAATGGCTTCCCATATTGTTGACACAATGTTTTTCACAACTGTTACCAATGCATTCCAAATCCAGTTCATTCCTTCCCATATCTTTCCACCCAACCATGTTAAGAAGCCCCACACACCTTCTGCGATTTTTCCTAAAGCACCAATAGGGTCTTTGAAGAATGCTAACACTATATCGTATATGGCTTTAAAGAAGTTGCCTATGGCTTCAAGACCGCCTCTTAACCAGTCTGGTAGTGCGTTCCATATCCATTCTCCCAGTTTGCTTATTCCACTTACGAATGGATCAACTAAATTCTTCTTAAGCCAGCCTAATGGATCACTAATAAAATCTCTAAAGCCTTTAACAATCAAATCATATATAGCTGGAATGACTTTAGCGAAACTATCGTATATGGCTGTTAAAACACCTTTGAGCCAGTCTGGCATTGCGTCCCATATCCATTTCCCTATTTGTTGAAGTGCATTTACTATCCATTGCCCCGCTTGTATTATACCGTTGATGAATCCAGTTAATGCATTTCCTATTACTTGGAAGCCCGCTCCAACCTTTGATGCTATATCTTGAAATGCACCTACTAGGAAGTTCCATAGGTCTGTTAATCCTTTTCCTAAGCCCGCTATGCCGTCCATTATTACTTTTGCTATCGCACCAAATATGTCTGATGTTGTCTTTACAATACCCCCTATTGCATCCAGTATTGTTTTTCCTATAGCACTTAATACATCAGACAATGTTTTTACAATACCAGTTATTGTGCTGATTATGGTGTTCACAAAGCCCGTTATTGTGTTTATGATAGCAGATGCTACATTACTAATCACTCCAGAAATGACGGATGCGAAAGTTGAAAATGTGCTTGATATTGTTGATATTATGGTTGATGCTATACCGCTTATAGTACTCAATATTGTAGATAAAATGCCAGACACAATGCTTGATATTGTCGATATAGCTCCTCCAATGGCACTCATTATAGATGAATATACTGAGCTTAAGATGCTTGATATTGTTGATATAACATTTGTTATAGTGTTCGATATTGTTGATATTGCGCTTGATATAGTTATTGAGATGGCTGATAATATACCCGATATGGCACTTGATATTGTTGAAACTGCACTAGATATGAAACCAGAAACAGTCGATGTGATACTAGATACTGCACTAGATATTAACCCGCCTATTGTTGATACTGCGCTTGATATAAAGCCAGAAACTGCGGATATAACTGTATTGATTATAGATGATATTGTTGAAACTAATGCAGTTAAGAAACCTTGAATAGATGCAACTATCCATGAGGCGACTGAGTTTAAAAGATCGGTTAGCCAACCTGCTATTTGACCAATAATGTCTGTAATACCGTGTGTTGCTGAGACTATGGTTTCAAGATTTATGACTTCCGTTATTTGGTCTTCTTTTATGATTTCGTATCCGCTTACATATGTAACTACTGTAATCTCCGTTTCTTGTTTTTGTGGTAATTGTTGAACGAAGGCTTCAGCTAAGATTTTGCTCATTTGTTTGATTTCTTCTGGGCTTAACTGTAGGGTTTCTTCTTCTATTAACTCAGTCATACCAGAAGCTTCTTCACCTCTTCAATACCATATGAATAGTCTATAAACTTCAACTTTGTTATTTCTACTTTTAGTTTATTTTTCAAATCTTGTGTGTCCTTTACATACAAGGGGAAGACTTTGCTGTGTATGCCTTTGTAGATTACTTTGACTGAGCAAATGTACCAAACATCTCCAGATACTAACTGTCTTTTTGAAACTTCGACAAGCTGGACTGTTACTCCATCAACTTCTAAAAAAAGGGGGGTTAGTTGGATAGATGAGGATTCCATACTACCTCACATAGCTAGCTGGTGGTTGAGGTGCCATCTTCTTTACAAGCTCATTTAGCTTTTTGACTACTCTGAATAGCTCCTTGGACTTTTTCCCCAGAGGACAATTGCCTAGTTCTTCACACTCCATAGTTGAGTACTCGAAAGATAGCTCATGAGTTTTGAGTAGCAAGTCTTGCATTAGTGCTGTTAGTTCATCTCTTACTTCTGGGGCTATTGCAGGCGCTTGTGTTGGCATTATAGGGATAGAGCTAGCCTCAGTCGGGTTTCCTTCACCTTCTTTCCTAAGCTTACTTTTTCTTCCCGAAGCCTCTTCAGCCATACTTCCATCCTCTGGTATAGTATTTCTAACAAGGACTCATTTAAGCCTTCCCCCTTCCACCTAAGCTTCCACCAACCCTTAAACTCATCCTCTGTCATAGACTTCCATGCACCAAAGCCCCAAGAGTTGCCAGTCCAAACAGTTTTTCCATTTCTTCTTACATAAATCACTCCATTTGTAGTAGTTACACACCAAATGACTCCCTCATAGTTTACTTCTTCCACGTATTTTTCAGCATCACGGTTCCCCCGTATTACAGGTTGGTTGTGTACTGGCTTTAGTATGGATACTTCATATAAAGGTTTGCCACTCCTACAAATTCCAGAAACCCTTAGATTCCCAGTTAAGCCTATTTTGAGGAGTATCTCTTGAAGGTCGTCAGCCAAACATTTTGATGTTGTAAAGTAAGCATCTCCGCCTTTTCCCCTATACCCATCTCCCTTCATCATGTATTCGAATAAGATTTTTAGACAATCAGTTGGAAGCATTTTGACTTCTTTAGGGATAAATTTTTGGTGTGCTTTTCCAAATTGTGCGAGGTAGGTGTATAGTTGTTTGCTTTCCACCTGCAAGCCATTATTGCCAGTTCTATGTGGGTTGAATCCCCATTTTCTGAGCAAATCCATCATTTCGTCCATAAGTTCTCTATTCTGATTAGAGATTTCGACAATATACTCGACTCTGCCCCTAATAAAACGCCCGTCTTTTCCTCTTCGTCTTTTTCTTTTATGTAGTGTTGCACATCCTTCAGCAAGCCATAACCCGAAGAACCTCAGCCATTCTTTCATTGGTATTTTCTTCTCTTCATGAACCAGTACAATTTGTTTCCATTTTCGCCTTTTCTTGGTCTGGACTGCTGGTAGCACAAAGTACTCTTGATTTTCACCAGAGAGCCGTACTCCATCCCTCTTGAACCTCATGCCTTTTCCTATTACCTTTTCAACTTCTATTAATTCAAATTTTGGAGCTTTGTCTGCGTAGTTTAGCGCAACATACAGTCTGTGTTCTGGAGTTACCATCAAATCAATAATGTTATTCCGTATATGGTACATTTTCCCGCTATAGTAGGATACATAGATGTCCGATATGGGCTGATACTCTATTATTCCGTCTTTGTTTAGCGTAGCAACATTCTCCCATAAGTGTAACTGGTCAAATCTCTTCCAACCGTTTTCAGTTAATATCTCAGTATCTTTATCAAAACAATGCCTTTTTGCCCGCCATGAAATTGCTTGTAAGACTGCATTTTGGTATTGTCTAATTTTTATTGCGTTTGCTTCTTCTGGTGGGATTTGCCTTGCAACCCATTCTTCAATCATGGTTCTTTGTGTTTGTAGCATATGATATTGATTTGTTCTCTCGCTTTTATGATAGTCAAGCATCTCTTCTGGCTTATTGTAGTTCCCATATGCCCAAGGTGTGAGGGTTATTCTGTTAATTATTCCCTTGATTTTATTGGTCAGTATATTTAGAAACGGAGGGTTATTTTTACCTTCCGGTAGAACATATATTGTATTTTTAGGCAATAAGATACCAAAGCCCAAAGGCGTTAAGCCCAAAATAAAGCCTATCTGTAGATGATCTAGTGTGGCAAACTTCATTGTTCTAACTTCACCTTTCGCATCTACTACTGGAACCACAGTAAGCCCATCTTGAACTTCAGAAAGTTTACTTTTACCTAGCACGCTCAAACCTAGCACAAAGGAGTTTGTTTGCGCAGACATGATCATCATCAGCCTATTAATCACTATTTCATGCATGATTTGATTCATACCAAATTGGGCTGATGTTTGCTCTAATGTTTTAATGTAAGATATGTCAGGGGTTCTTAGAAGCCTAAGCCTTTCAAATGTTGCTTTCAAAAATTCTCTTTGAACTATCGGGTCACAGTATCCTTTTCCTATAGGCGTGATGCCATATCTGCCTTTTTCAGGGTAAGTTTTGATTAAACCTTCTTGATATTCGGGCAAAACATTTACTTTTATAAACTCTTCAAGATCAGCCAATTCTGGGTAAGGTATTTCAAATTCTACTGGTTCGAATTTTGCCCATATACCTTGGAGAACTTCATCGATGTTTGGCATTACATATGTAAAATCTATTGCATAAGGTTCAAATTCTATGTGCAGAATGTGGAATAGCAAACCAAGACCCAATTCTGTTAGATCGAAGGCTGAAATTTGTAACCATGCATATGTAGCGAACAAGCGTGAAGCATCTAAACAACGCAGATACATGTTATACAAAGCACTATCCGATAGTGTTTTTTCAAAAAACTTCTTCTTTTTCAGCCATTGCTCAGAATATGATATACTACTCCCCTCCTAGTCATCCCTTATAAGTTCAAGCCACTCAGGCTCATCTAATACATGCTCTGGCAGATTCTCTACTACATCTAACACACCCATGCCATACCACCATGTGTGGGGAAGACCATAGTACCAATATCGTCCTTCCTTGACATTGAAAAACATTTTCCAGAACCAATGATACCCAACTAGTAAACCTAAGGTCTCTCTTGATAAAGTCTTAAGCATATCTTCATGTACATAGGCGAATCTTGTACAGTCTAGGTTAAAGCGCCTATAGCCTATAAGCATTTTTTTAATTCTTTCATATGATCCTTTAGCCTCTGGGTAGTACTCAAATTCATGATGTTCAATAAATATTATCGGCTTACACCTAGATATGAAGTCTGTCGCACCAACGATAACCTTTTCCTCCCACCCCTCAACATCAATTTTTACCACATCTCCATACTCAACCAGATCATCTAAACGCCTAACAGGTACATTAATAGTCTGTACATTTTTGCGATAAAAACTCGACCCACCTTCCATAATTCCAAGAGGAAGAGTATCTTCCTTTTCTCCACATGCGACTGGAATTATCTTGATGTTACTCAATTTGTTAAGTTCTATGTTTTTTCTTAAACACTCCAAACTTTGAGGATTAGGTTCTATGGCTATTACTTCCCCATAAATGGGAGCTAACCTAACCGTGTAGTAACCAACATGAGCGCCGACTTCTACAAATGTCTTCTCTTTTGATGCAAGCGATTTTAATAGCTTCAGTAAGCTATACTCCCTTTTCGTTAATGTGATACTGTCATGCCTAAAGCCCTCTCGTATATACCATTTAAACCCATCCCAACTTTCCTCAATTCTTGTCATAATCCATCAACATTAGCTACTTACCTCTCAACATAAATGTCTTATTACAATATCCTTTAGCATAAGTCCTATTTTGCTCCATGTGAATTTTTCTTTTACACATTTATCCACATAATTTTTGACCCTTGTTTTGTATTCATATAGATTGTTCAGTATTTCATGAAGTGCATTAACTGCTTTATCAACTTCTATTTCAACTCCATACCCATTATGTATTGGGTTGTTTGTTAGGACTTGTCCGCTTCTGTGTGATTGTATTAGCGCCCATTCTGGTAGATAGTCTTCCCATGCTCCTCCTTTGGCTCCTATTGTTGGCTCTCCTCTTGCTAAAGCTAACAACGGAGGATGCTCGAACCCTCCACCTCTGCTTGTTAAAAGGTAGATGTCGCATATGTCGTTTAGTTCTTTAATCTGTTCATCTGTAAGCCATGATGCTGGTAATGAAAAGCTTGGTTTAGGGTTTGATGGTTGTATTTTTGATTCATAAACATCTATGTTGAATGGTCTGCGGACAACTAGAGCTACATCGTTCCTTTCAGTTATCAGATTGTTGAATATTTCATACGCTAGGTCTTCTCCTTTCCTATAGCTACTGTGAATCATCCATGTTTGAATGAATTTCTTGTTGTTCTTAATTTTATAATCAAATAGAGGCTTAAACATACTTGGCTTTGTTGAAGATTTGTTTATGTAATCTTCATGGCAACCATGAGGAACAACATATACGGGAACTTTGACGCCAGAATTTATGTATGAATTTCTGCTAAAGTTAGATGGTACAATCATTGCTGTGGCGTATTCTACAAGCTTGACTGCATATGTAGTTATGTGGTCTGAATCTGCTACATCTACTCCTATGAGCCTTTCGGGCTTAACTATCTTTGCCATGAGCTTCTTTTCATATAATTGTATCGGGTAGAAGTATGGATGCAAGAAAAAGAGGGATTTGGCTGAAAATTGTGCTATAGGCATCACTATGGTTAATGCTCTCTCATCCACCTTCTCAACATGAAAGTATTTTCTAAGCTCTGCAACATGATTCTCTGCAATAAAATGGAAGCTTACCCACTTATTCAATGGATAAATGTAGAAGATAGGGTGTAGTGGCACATTTCAAAATAAAAAAATGTGGGGGGAATAAGCTTTACTACTTAATTTGTCTTCGTTTATGGTG